ATGATTTATGTTAAAGGTTAAAGTATATTTTTACAATGGTAAACATGAGGTTAAGGAGTTTGAGAATATTTATATGTTAAATAGGTTTTTATTTGATAATAATGTTGCTCGTTGTCTCTATATATAAAATACTAACTTTAAGACACTATTAATTTAGTGTCTTTTTTCATGCACACAATAGACATGCTTACATACTATATTATTAACAAATAGTGGAAAGGTTGTGTGTAAATGTTAATAATTATTAGTACTGGGGTAGGTCTTATAGTAGTAAGTGGATTACTAGTTAAGACTTTATTAAAAATACGTAAGCTAAATAAAATAGAGGTTAAAGTTGATAATTACATTAATAGAATAGATGATCTAAAACAATTAACTTATAAAGAGTTATTGTTATTAGAAGAAAATAAGGAGGTTTAAATATGAACATTAAAAAAGTTTTATTTAAAAAATTCTATTACAATAGTTATGAAAAATTAATTGATAATGCTACTGAATTATATTATAACGCAATAAAAAGTAAGAATAAAACTTTTATGTTAAATGCCTATGCTGAAATTTTAAACCTAGACACATTTCTTTTTATTAAAAGTTACTACAATGATACTCCAATGAAATTATTAGATGGATTGTATGATCATATGTTTAATAAATAAGAGGTGATATTATGCCACCTTTTTTAATCTATTTATCTTGTGCTTTTGCTATTAAATTCTTATATGATATGGTTACTGATGAAAATCCAATTTCAGAATTTAAAAAACTTAATTTAAAAGATAGAGAACATGAAAAAGAATATGATAGATATAGAATTGATAAGGTTAATTATACAAACTATGGTTTTGAAATGATTATTGAATGTTTAAGAAAAGGACACTTTGAAGAATTAGAAAACTTAACACCTGTTTTCAATAAACTTTATAAATGTAAAACATTTGTTAGGAATATTGAAAATAGCCACAACGTGGCTATATACATTGTTAGAAAGTACTCGGACATACCCTATAAACCCTCTAAATTGACTCCATATGAACTTTTAATCGGTTATGACTATAAAGATACAGCTATAACAGTAAACATGAAAATAACGCCTCATATAGCCGTTGTAGGTATCAGTAATAATGGTAAGACAAAGTGTGTAGAAACTATGCTTAATAACCTTAGTGGTTGTACTATTGATATTTTAAATTCAATGGACAATGATTTTATGAATTTTGCTGATAGAAAAATAAATGGTGAAGATAACATTATTGATTATTTATATCATATTTCACATGGTGAAGAAATATTAGAAAAGCCACATTACATTGTTATTGATGAATACAATGTTTTAAGTCACCTAAAATCATTTGATGATATTTTATGTGATCTACTTAGACAAGCTAGACATAGAAATATATTTATTATATTAATAGCACAACAATTACAGTTAGAGTATTGTCCATTTCGTGATTTATTCAATGCGAGATTATGCTTTAGGCAATTAAATAAACATGCTATATTTAGTTTTATTGGTCAAAGTGTAGATAATACAGATTTAAAACAAAGAGAATTCATATTATTGCATCAAAAGTTAGAATACGGAAAATCTTACAAAATAATGTAATAATTCGTTGACAATTTTTAGCAATTAGCATAGTATAGTATTGAGGGATAATAGATTTCAAGTTACTGACTTCAGGAGGTTAGCACGTTGGAAACAACGCTCTTAGTTGGTTTGGTAGTTGCTTACACTTTAACTTTTCTATTACCCTTACCAAATTTTATTTATGCTATAAAATAAAATAAAAATAAAGGAGTGTATGAAATGACACTAGAGGAAATGCAAAACAAAATTATAGAATTAACCGAAGAAAATAGAATGTTAAAAGACGATAAAACAAGCTTAGAAACAAAATTAACTGATATAGAGGATAAATATTCAGCTTTTGAGGAAAGCAGCAATAAACGTATACAAGAACTACAAGAACACAATCAAAAGCTATTCTTAAGAGTATCACACCAGAAATCAAATGAAAAAGTTCCATCAAAAGAATTAACTTCTAAGTTGTTGGGAGAATATGCAAATTTATTAGATGAAAATGAATTAGAAATGCTAAAGGATATTGAAGGGGGATTGTAAAATGGCAACACCAAGTTTAACAAACTTAAATGCAAAGAATGAATTTTTAGGGTCAGTATTAAATAAGATAGGCAGACAAGACTACGCTAGTAAATCTTATTTAAATCCATTATCTAAATTTAAAAAGGGTTTTATAGAAAATGCAAACGAAATAGAGGAAATATATGTTAGTAGAGTTCAAGGATTAACACAAGATTTATCAGGAACAACTACTTTAGCACGTGTTAAGCCTGACGTGAAAACACTTTATCACAACCAAAATTATGGTAAATGTTACAGTGTAACTGTATCCGATAGACAAGTAAGACAAGCTTTTCAAACTAACAACGGGGTGCAAAGAATAGCTGATGAAATATTAAGTCAACAACACACAGGTGTTGAATATGATGAATATGTAGCTATGAAAACTGCACTAGGAAGTTTTGCAGGAGCATTACCAGCAACTGCAAAGAGAACTATTGGTGAGGTAAAAGACCAAACAACAGCAAAGGAATTTGTTAAAGCAGTAAAGAAAGACATTGGTAAAATGCAATTTAGAAGTACAGATTACTGTCAATTTGAGCAACATACAAAGAAGGAAAATCTAATACTATTTATCCATATTGATTATCAAAGTGAAATAGATACAGAATTATTGGCAACTGCATTTAATATAGGCAAGGCAGAAATAGATACTAGAGTTGTATTTGTAGATAGTTTCCCAGATGCTAAATTAAGAGCAGTTTTATTAGATGAAGGTGCAATAAAAGTCTTTGACACTTTGTACAATAACGAGTCTCAAAGAAATGCACAAGGTATGTTCACAAACTATCATCTAAACGTGGAAAAAATAGTGAGTTATTCAACATTATATAATGGTGCAAGTTATTCAATAGCTACAGCATAAATTAGAGGTGGTTTTATACCACCTTTTTTAATAGGAGGTAAAGTATGTTAACCCTATACAAAGGTTATAAATACGATAATAGATATGAATATATAAAAACATTTAGCACTAAAGCAGAACAGGATAATTATTTTAATTCTTTGGATAAAATTTATTCAGAAGAATATGACTATATACGTGAATATGAGCCGTTTAAGGTTGAATTATCACATGCTTATTTAACTACAAATGGATTTAATTATTTAAAATTTAATAATGGATATAAAGATATGTATGCCTTTATAGTAAGTAAGAATTATATAAATGATGAAGTTACAGAAATTGAAATTGAGATTGACGTATTTCAAACTTATATGTTTGATTTTACCCTTAAAAATTCATTTGTAGAGCGTAAGAAATGTTCTATAGATGAAGTAACAGACTTTGATGAAGGTTTAGAAATAGGAGAGCATATAGTTGCAGAAAATAACCTAGTTTTTAATAAAGATAGTCAGTGGTTTGCTATGTTTAATGGAATTAAAGAACAGAATCTTGTATTTAATAACAGTGGTGTGATCACAGGTACTGTTGATTTGCCTTTTTATACTGCTAAGCCTTTAACATTAATTGATAATGTCCAGTATCCACTTTATTTTATGCCACTAAAAGAAACTTATGCTGCACCAGTAATGAATGAATTAAATAAACCTTCAAATAGTATTGTAGAAAGTGCTAGAAAGCTACTCGGTTTACCATATGTTTGGGGAGGTAATTATCCACCACTCGGCACAGATAGAGGAACAGATTGTTCAGGACTTTGTATGTGGGCGTATAATGATTGCAAATTACTTGAACAAGTTGGTTTAGGTGGTCGTTGGACTACTTATACAATGATAGAACATGGTACTGCTATAACAATAGATATGGCTGTTCCTGGTGATGTTGTTTTATCTAATTTCTCAAGCCCTGGAGTTCCTGAACACGTTGCGCTTATTTCAGAAGTGGATATTGGAAATAGTAAGCTTAGAATTATTGAGGCACCATATGAAGGTGTGCCAGTACGTGAAGTTTGGATGAATTATAATTCTAGTTCTCATGATATAAGGAGGATGTTATAAATGGCTTTAAATTTACCAAAATACCTTTCAGACCATCCTAGTTTAGTTGGAATAGTAAGATTTCCTGCATGTACATTTGCAACAAATGAAGTTGATATTCCTATCGTTGTAAAATCAGGCAGTACTTATATGCAAGTATTACAAAGAGTAGACATGGCAATAACTGTAACAAAAACTACAAAAGAAAGTAGTGCTTTTAGTATTCCTAAAGGAAGCTTTACAGATTATTATCCTTATACCTACTATGTTCTTTCAGATGGTGAAGTAGATCCACTTATAATGTTACCTCAGTATTTACCTTCAAGTATTACTATAAAGGGTAAATTTGCACTAAGTAACCAACCTGTTGAAAGATATTACCCTTCTTCATATAAAGGTGATACAACAGGAAATCTATATAATATAACCAATACAAATCAAATGATGTTACCTACTGCTACAAATGAGGGTTTAGCTTATTTAAATGCAAATGCTAATGCTATGGCACAAGGTAGAAAAAATCAGATAACAGGTAATATTTTAAATGGTATAGGTTCTGTAGCGAGTGCAATTGCGAATCCATTAACTATTGGTTATGGAGTAAGTAGTGTTATTAGTGGTATTAATGAAGTAAAGCAAACAGACGCTAGAAATAAGGATTTAATGCTAACACCTTCTACCATTTCTAGTTTTGGCACACCTTCTACAAGGTTAGCTTTTGGAACTGATAGTGTTAGGTTAATTAAATATACAGTTAAAGATAATGTAAAAAGTAAAATAAATAACTTTATTGCTCGATATGGAAATAAATATAATAGTTATGCAACGATAAACTTAAGAGAATATAAAGGGTATGTAAAGTTTATAAGGCCTGAAATTAACTCATCTATAGATAACTATTATGTGAATAAAATTGTGCAGATTTTAGAAAGGGGTGTTTACGTTGAGTAAGAATAAATTAGTTGATGAATATGCTATAGATCATACAAGTGAAATACTAAGTAGATTTTTAAACTTAGCTTTAAATAGATTCAAATGGGAAAACTTACCAGAAGGGTTAGAGTCTAGAAAAATAGAAGAGTTTCTTATATCACATGGTCAAGTAGCATTTTTTAATGATGAAAACTTAGGCAATATGTGTTTGCCATGCTATCATACAAATGATTTAAATGTGTATTATGAGCCTACTAGAGTTAATGTAATAGGACATAAATATAATAAAAGTCTTGATATTGATGATGTTGTTATAATAAGGAACAACGCAACTAGTGATAATGACATAGATGATTTAAACACATTTGCAACTAGAATTAATGAATTAGAATTAACTATGGATATAAATTTAAATGCACAAAAAACACCTTATATTATCTTATGCGATGAAAAGGAAAGATTAACATTTAAGAATATCATCAATGAAGTTAGAAAATTTAAGTATGCTATATTTGGTTCAAAAGGTCTTAAAACTAATAATATAGATGTCCTAAATACTTCATCTCCTTTTATTTTAGATAAGTTGCAAATACAGAAAAAAGAGTTATTTAATGAGTTGTTATCATTCCTTGGAATAAATTCTAATGCAGTAGAAAAGAGAGAAAGAGTTCTAGTAGATGAAATTAATGCAAATAATGAATTTATATTAGTAAATCTTGAGCATATGTATGAAGAGCGTAAGAGGGCAGTAGAACTTATTAATGCTAAGTTTGGAACTAATATAGTAGTTAGTAAAAGGGAGGTTGATTACATTGGCAAATTACACAATGGAGTTATCGGAAATATTACAGAATAATGTTAATATATTCGATTTTGACTATCCTATTTTTAATGAGAACTACAGAAAAACATTTGAAGAAAACTTTAAGAATTATTTTATGTTTAGGGAAATTGGCGTTGAAACAGTAGCAAGATTTAAGCATAACTTAAAAACGCAGCTTAATATATTAATGCCACTTTATAATAAAATGTATGTAAGCCAAAATCTAGAGCAAAGAATACTAGATAACTATGATGTTACAGAAACTTTTACAAGGGATATTTCAGCAAATAAAACAGGAGAAAATAACACTAATAATAAGCAATTATTCAGCGATACAGGACGAAAAAGAGTAGATATAAATGATATCGATTATGTTAGTAACATTAATAAAGAAATAAATAATGCTACAACTAGAGTAAATGATATAAATAAAGAAACGTGGACAAGGAAAATGCAAGGTAATATAGGTATTCAAACTGATGCTATCGCAGTTAAGGCATATGAAGATAGTTTAAAGAACATTGATATGCTTATATTTGAAGAATTAGACAATTTATTTATGCAAGTATTTTAGATGTTAAGGTGGTAATTAATTCCATACTGAATTATAATTAATTTAGGTGGTATTATTTTCCACCTTATAGCATATTTAAAATTAAATTATATTAAAGGGGTGGTAAATTGGGTGTTTTATTTGACAAGTGGAAAGATAGTGTAATAACAGTATATGATAGTCAGGAATTATCTACACTAGAATTATTAGAGGACATCACTGACTTTAATGAAGAAATATCAAAAGGTATTGATAATACAAATGAAAAAATAGATAGAGAACTTGCAGAAAAAACTAATGTAAATGGTGATCATAAAGGAACTTGGCAAGGATTAAACAGACCTACTTTAAGTGAAGAAGGTATGAGAGCAACAGTAGAGAAAAACATAGAAGAAATTGAAGTAATTAATAATAGTTTACAAAATATTGATACTAAAATTTATGAAGTTAATGCACAATTGGAACAAAAAGCTCAAAAAGATGATGTAGATAATAGTTTAAAATTAAAAGCAGACAAAACTACAGTTGTAAACATTCAAGAACAACTTAATAGTGTGGCAAGTGGAAGTCCAAAAGGTACATTTGCAACTTTAATAGAGCTACAAAATAATTCAATTGCTAACACCACAGAAGGAAAGAAAAATATATATGTAGTTACAGCAGATGGTGGTTGGTATTATTGGAGTGGAAATGCATGGATTAAAGGTGGAATATATCAAAGTTCAGGAATAGAGGAAAAGTCAATTTCATATGACAAAACAGATTTTATTAGTCCATATAAAAATTTAGCTGATATTTCTAAGTTTAGTATGGGTTCATTTTTATCAGAAGATGGAACACTAGGTTCTTCAACAGGTGGTATTGTGTCGCCATTTATATATATAAAGCCTAATACTTCTTATGTATATTCAGATAAGCAGGGATTTTTAATGGTTAGGGTAATTAGCTATGATGCAAATAAAAATCCAATAGATGGTAGCTTGGCTGACAATGTGAGAGCTTATGTTACTCCTAGCAATGCTGTTTTTGTTAGGTTTAGACCAGTAAATGACAGCGTAGATATTCAGTTTGAAGAAGGTACTGTTCCAACACAATATGAGCCATTTAATCACACTATAAAAAAACTTAAAGTAGAAGATGAAAATATAGTTCAAGTTAATGGTGAAAAAATAGAAGATTTATCAATAAGTATTGACAAAATTAACTATTATAGAGAAGGAAAAAACATGTTTAACAAATATACTTCTAGGGATAATGTTCTTTTATCAGGTGGAGTTGAATCTGCTTTAGCAAATTATTTTACTAGTTCTTATATTAAAGTTAAAGCAGGAACTAAAATATCCTATCAAAAATGCAGGGTTATTGAAAAATATGATACAAGAAAAAGATATTTAAGTGTGTTTAATACAAACAATAATGATGCAATAGGAACAATAGATATTGAAACAGATGGATTTATTAGAATAAGTGGTTCTATCTCTAATAAAGAACTAGTTCAGGTAGAATTAGGAAATTTACCAACGCAATATGAGCCTTTTGGTAAATTTAATGACTTTTTGTTGCTTAGTGATGAACAAAAAAATAGTGTTAAAAGTGTTTTAAAAGAAGAATATCCAATTGTAGTTACAAAGAGTGGCAACAGCATAGTTATATCTTCAAATTTAGAAAATGAGTTAATAGAAATAACAACAAGTAAAAATGGATCAAATAATGGAACATTTAACTTTATAAATACAAAAATAAATGGAACAGTAATTCACGAAAATACTGATGATATAACGCCAATAAGAACTTTTTCAACTATAGGGGCTAATCATGGTTACACTAATATAGTTAGAATTACAATGTTATCACATGGTAAAACAACCTTAGACTTAGGTAGCAAGTGGTCAGATGGAGTAACAGAATATACTTTACTAGATATAATAGGGAATGATTTAGTATTGGGTTGCCCATATACAGTATCAAATGGAATTGTTAGTTCAGTAACCACAAACCCTGTTGGAAATTTAAATCATGTTTCAGGAGCAACAAATAAAACAACGATAAATGTTTCCACTTTGGTTAGTGGTTCACAACTAAGACCATGTGTAAACAACATATCCACTAAACTTGTTTTAGATGGTAAAGAGATAATAAATGATGGTGAATATTATGGAAATGAGTTTCAAATTCAAGAAAGTTACAATATAATGGACTACAAAGCCATTATAGACTATGCACAAAGTAACATAGGTAAAAGTTACAAAAATGAAGATATACAAGGTGTTGTAAAAATTTCTGTAAACTATAGCTTCACAAACAACTGTAAATGTTTGGTTTCCTATAGTATAAGAGCTTTAAACAAGGTTACTTTAAATGCTTGTGGATTTATTCAATCTGCTCCAATCAATGTAAGTGGTATGACATTAAAAAGATATTTAAATGGAGTGAAAGCAAAAAGTGGATATGACTTTTCTAAAATTGTGGATATGACAAGTTATAATGCTAATTTAAATTTTACGTCAAGCGATTTTATTAATACTAATAAACCACCAAATAGAGTTGTAGACTGGCTTTTTGATGGAGTAAATAAAAAATATGGATATACTGTTGGATATATAGTAGACAAAACTAATAGTAGTGATGCAAAAAGAATGGCACAAATAGGCAATAATATTTTTTGGGATATGAGAAGTACTAAAAAAATATATCCAAATGCTTTAATGGGATTAAATTTAAACGCAGGTGATTATTATACTTTTGAATGTTATAGAAACTACTTGTCTCCAAACAAAGTAAATGAAGCAACAAATATAAATATAATTGAAGATAAAAAAGATGTTTATGTTTATATCGATTATCATAAAATTATTAATGGGAAAAATATAAAGCTTGATAATTATATAGGAAAATCAATAACTATATTAGATAGCCAAAATTTCTCATTATTAAACGATATAGTTGATACTGAAGGGATAACCTTTAATATAACTAACGATTATGGTTATGCTGTTTTAAAGTTGAATTGATAACTATTACGCACTAAATGAAAGGGGTGAATTAATGAAATTTCTTGATAAATGGAATAAAGCTAAATTTAATGCCTATGATAGTGAAGAAAAAACAGTTTTAAAATTAATTTCAAAACTTGGTGATTTTATAGGAGATTTAGCAAAAGGTGTAGATAGTAAGACTGATAATGATGGTGATCACAAAGGTAGTTGGCAAGGGTTAAACAGACCCACCTTAAGTGAAGAAGGAATGAGGTCCACAGTAGAGAAACACATAGACGACATTGCAGAAATTAATAATAATCTACAGATAATTGATGATAAAACACAAAATTTAATAAATGGTTTGCATAAAGTTAATTATAAAGCCATTTCCCTTACAATAGATACACATAAAGAAAATGGTATATTAGAAAAACAAATAAATAAAATAAAGAATGTAAGCAATGAAGTTGTAATATGTCCTTTAGTTAATGTATCAACACCAAATAGTGCAGATTTTCAAGCTTTTGATTTAACTAAATATAACTCATATATGGATAAAATACAAGCAAGTGGTTTAAAAATAATAATGATAAAGCCTCATATTGTAATAAATTGGTCTGATGGATTCAATAGAAGTGAATATGAACCAGCTAGTATTATTGACTTTTTTAACAATTGGAAAAATATATTGATGACTTATGCAGAAAGTTGTATTAAATATAACGTACCTTTTTTATGTTTAACTTGTGAAATGGATAAGATCACAATTGCTGAAAATAATACACATTGGAAAAGCTTAATTACAGAATTAAAAAATACATTTCCAAACTTAATATTAACTTGTTCTTTAAATGCAGCTGAAATATGGAATAGTGTTCAATATTATATTCCACAAGAAAGAGAAAACTTTTTAAATTACGTGGATGTTATAGGCGTTAATTTATATCCTAAAATATTAGATAAAGTTTACACACCTTTAACACCTAATATAACACTTGATGAATGTATAGATGGATGGGTAAGAAGTGTAGAAAATGATGAACCAATTTATAGAACTCATTTGTTAAGTAGTTACTATAAGAAGAAAATATTTATAACAGAAGTTGGTATAATGCCTAGGGTTGATGGTATAAAACAACTAATAGCAACAGGTGATATTACCTTTAAAACACAAGCATTATATTATGAGGCATTTTTTATAACTGTATGTAATAATGACAATGTTATTGGTTTCTCAATATGGAACTGTCAAGAGCCTTTCAATTTTAATGATGACTCTGGGATATTAACAGAAAGTGAAGTAATCCTTAAAAAATATATAGGAGGAGTTTTATAATGTTAAAAATGAATGAAATAATAGCCAACACCAAGTATTATAATCTTCATAGTGGCAACCATAATGCAAATGGTAACCCACATCCTCAATATATTACAGGTAATACTTCTACCATAACATCAGATGCACGTATACAAGCTAACAATCTAGTAATATATTGTAACTTTTCTGAGGTTACAACGGTAGGCGGTGAAGGTACAATAACAGATGTGAATAAAGGTAACTTTAATAGTTGGTGTGTATGTGTTGGGGCTAATGTAGAATTAGTTGATAATAGCAGTGAACATATACAACTATACTATACTAATGTATGGTGCAATACTTCTGATGTTATTGTAAGGGTAAAAAATCCTACTACAACAGAAGGAAGTAAAGTAAAGGTTAGATATATTTTAATAGGGGAATAAAAAGTAGGGGGTAAAGGGAATGAATGAAATAACCACGTTAATATCAAATGTAGGATTTCCAATCGTTGCATGTGTGTTTATGTATAAGCAACAAGTTGAATTACAAAAGACAATTAGCGATCTATCAACGACACTTAAAGGTATTGATACTCGCATTGAATATCTAGAGGATAAGAAGGTGGTATAGTTATGAGAATATCTGAGAAAGGGAAAAACCTTATAAAATCCTTTGAGGGGGTAAGACTCAAGGCTTATAAGGTATTGTCTAGTGAAAGGTACTACACTATAGGATATGGTCACTATGGTGAAGATGTTACAAAAGATATGGTAATAACTATGGAAACTGCTAATAAACTTTTCGACAAGGATATACAAAAGTATGAAAATGCAGTGAATAACTTTACATTTAGCTTTCAGCTTAATCAAAATCAATTTGATGCACTAACTTCATTTTGCTATAACTTAGGCCCAGCTATTCTAAATGATTTTAGGTCCAAAACTGCAAATCAAATAGCAAATGAAATGCTTTTATATGTAAATGCTGGGGGTACAAGGTTACAAGGGTTAGTTACTAGACGTAAAAAAGAAGTAGAATTATTTAATGCACCAATAGAAAAAACAGCAGAAAATACTACAGAAAAAATAATAAAAGAATATACTGAGTATGGTACTTTCTTTCCATCAACAAAGATATTCTTCAGAAATAAACCTTTAATAACTAATGATAATACAATTATAGGAGATTACAGACAAGGTGAGAGCGTCAACTATGATCATGTTTGTATAACTTCTAAGTATGTTTATATATCATGGATAAGTGCAACATCAGGAATAAGAAGATATATGCCAATAAGAGAGTACAACAACGGAAACTATGGTATAATGTGGGGGTTAATTAAATAAAATAAAGGGTAGATTATCTACCCTTTTTATATTGATTTTAATACTTCATAAATAGCTTTTTTAGTCACAACATCATTAAAATAAATCTTACCTTCATTGAAATAAATCTTTAATATTTCCGTTCTAGGTCTTAAATACATAGACTTTTTAGTTAGTGCTTTTTCCTCCATTTCATCAACATTTACGCAAAGAATTTTATCAGATTTAGGTTCAATAACATTATCGAAATAATAAATATTTTCTTTATTATCCCACCAACAACCATAATAATTTCTTTCATATAATACTGTCATGATATAAGTTAGCTGCTTAGGTCTTTCTTTAATAAAATTATAATCATCACGTAAGAACATATTATCTATAGCATACTGCCCATATCTATTACCCTCATTAAGTCTACCAAACCTTGTTGCTTTCTTCTTTTCTATAAAGTCTTTATTCTTATAAATCTGTATGCAAATGTCCTTGAATAAAGTAAATTCTTTACTAATGTCCGGCTTAATATTATAGAAAGTAAAATAAGGGTTAATTATACTTATTGCATTTGCTACAAATACACACCTTACATTATCCCTAAGTCTTATAACACTTTCTGCAAATTCATTAAATAGAATTGCCTCGTCTTTAATATATCTTAGGCTACCTACATCTATTACAAATTCATCAAATATTATCTTATCAAACTCATCAAAAGCTACAGATTTTACTCTATTTGAAGTAGATAAAGCCATAATTATACCACATTCTTGTTTGTCTATATAAATCTTATTACCTTTAAATGTGATCTCATTATTAGGAAACTGTTGCATTAAAGTGCTGCTACACCATTTATCTTTTATTTCTTTAACTTCTGAATTATACCGTCTTAACCAAATAAATTTATTACCTGTCCTTAAATAATCCTTTAAACACCATTTCTGACACGCGAATGTTTTTCCGGCTCCTCGATTTCCTATCAAGAATGTAAAGAGCCTATTCTTACTTAAAGCGTTATTTAAATCATACCACAATTATTTTCACCTTCTTTATTACTCGTATCTATTTTCATCTGCACCATAGAAAAATATCCATATTAATATAATTAATACTAACCATATAAACCACCACATAATTTTATACCCCACATTATCTTTTATCTAGTTATTCTAAAATAGGGATAGCATTACACTATCCCTTTCAATTATCTCTTAAACCTTGTTTGTTTTTCTGCAGATTTTTTATCTTCAAATGGAGAATCTTTATACTTATTTTCTTCTGCATCAGCTAATTCAAAGACTGTAATCTCCATTACCTTATTAACGTTACCTTCTTTAGTTGTCCATTCATTAGACTTTAATATCCCTGATTTAATGAACACCTTATCTTTATCTTTAACATTCTTATTAATTAAATAAACTATAGACTCACCTACAAATTTTGCTTTTACAAAAGTAGTTACATATTCCTCTTTATCCTTTATCTTTTCAAAACTATAAACTGTACCACCTATAAGTCTAGGAGATAACTCCTTTAAATTAGTAACATAAACATTTCCAGTAACATTAATCATTTTTACACACTCCTCATAAATATTTGTTTTCTAAATATTTCCTTTATATACTTATTCTACTACTACTAGAAAATTAAGTCAAACCATATAATGTAATAAGTGTTACTTTATAGTAAAATCAGTAGGTGCCAATATAACTCCATTTTTAACTCTTTTAGGCATAAGTTTTTTATACTTTTTATCTATGTTAGGATCATTAGCAAGTACTTTAAATCCTACTTTAAAATTCTCTTTAGTCACTAACTGTTTAACATTGTCGCTCATTCCTGCACATTTTATATCTAGTTTCCCGTCTATTTCTTCCATATAAGTTTTAGGTCTTAAAAATTTAGCATAGGTCCAATTGCTTTCATGTTTCCAAGCACCTAGTTCAACATTATCTACCCATATGTTATTTGGCACCTCACGTCCCCTCAGATGAATAGAATCTGTATCGGCATAACAGAACCTAGAATCACTTTTAAGCCCTCCTACGTCCATTATAGCCTTAATAGTAACACGTCTAGAATATGCAGTGATAAAACAAGCTACTGCGGTATAATTAAATTCCATTTCTTTATCTTCTTTTAACATTCCATTGAAATTTTCTTCATCATCAATAATACATTTAGATTTCTGCTTTACAACGTTAGTGTCATGGTCTAGATATGGGATTTTAACATCAGTAGAACCATTAGTTGCAAATTTTCCATAAAGGCTATTAAGCATTAATTTAGCTATTTGTCTAAGTCCTTTATTTCCAGTTTCTGTAGCATTATTTTTAACCTTTATCCAATATTCAATATATTCTTTAAATAGATTATGTGCGCCTTTAAACATATAACCATCAATATATTCTAAATTAGTCACTTTATAATGTTCAAACATCATTTCTAAGTCAATATTGGTAAGTGTTAATTCCACGCGCTCTACACCACTATTTTTAAGGTATTCATGGTCATTAAACCTAGAGTTATTTTTTATTTGTATAATAGGAACATAACCCTTTTTAAGTTTAAATTTGCATTTAATACGTTGGATATATAATGGGTAAAATTCGTTACCAGGATATTTGCCTGAATAATGTATAGGCATACCATAAGGCAAAAGGTCATAGTACATCCGACTGGGATACAAACTATTAACATCAAATGTCATTCCATCTTCATTAATATGTTTGCCTTCTATTTGTGGATTTACATACACATATCCACCACGATAAGCTTTTCTTATAAAGTCATCATCCTCTTTAGGTATTAAGGGAAATCTATCTCTAAATTTGAATTTACCACCTATTCCTTCTTTATAACTATGAAGTGCATTACTTGCTATTGTAAGTTTATTCAGACCTTGATTAAACATTTCTTTAAGAGCCTCAGCTACTATCAAGACATCATTTTTCATATAATCAACTTCTTCTGTTGTTAATGTGTGCCCTTCTTCTCTAACTAGATCATAGTCAATTTCACCTTTTAGTATTTTAAGACCAAAAGCTTTTGCAATTTTTTTAACGGGTAGTGGTATTATTTTTAGAGAGTCTTTAATTGTTACTATCTTATTCTTTTTACCACTGAATCTAATCTCTAGCTTATAGAATAACCCCATATCAGAAATAACAGTTCTGAAAGTGTTTTCTCCTGCTAAGTAATCATCATACTTGTATCCATTTTGATATAAATAACTTATAATAAATTCACCATCAAATTTTAAATTATGAAAGTAAATATCTAAATTATATTTCTTACAGTTTGTTGCTAAGAAGTCAATAAAATCACCTATATTGTTACTTAAATGAATAATATCAAGAGTTTCTATATCACATGCACAAGTTCCCCAAACTCTACAATGTTCTTCATCAGTGTTTGTTTCAAAGTCAGCCATTATTTTATATGACTTCTTAGTATTTATCATAATACATTCTCCTTTACTTCAATGACTTTATAAATTCAAGTATTTTATTTACATCCTTCTTTTTAATAGTTATATTAATGTAATCTTCTTTAGGTCTTTTCTTACTTGGTCTTGTTGGTGGCTGTAATATATCCCTTTCATCAAGCCACAAAGACATTATCTTTTTTTCATCTAAGTTAAATTCCCTTTTTAACTTCTTTATACCTTCTGTTTTTATTGTACCGTTTAAAATATAACCTCTAATACGTTCCCTCACTTTTTCCATACTAGTTACCTACCCCTTTTATTCTTTTTATAACGTTGTCTAGCCTTGTAGCTATTAAAGCCTTTCTTAAACACTTTAGAATCTAGTTTCTTTGCTGTACTACCACCTGTTAGCCTATCAATATAAGTTAATGTTTTAGTTGCTAAATTCTCAACTTGGTTATCATCACCATCACCATAGAATATACTTTCAATTATTGCTCTATCACTCATAAGATACATAGAAAGTAATTCACCATCACTCATATTAGAAATTCTTTCGACCAGTCTATCACCTTGAGAACCATAGTTTTCTTGGACTTGTTCTATCATTTTATATCGAACATCATCAACTCTATTATGACCATACCCACGTTTCGTAACTGTTCTTAATTCCTTTAGTAACTCTTTAACATCATCTTTGGAATTAAATTGGCTTAGTTTACTAGTATATTTTTCAGTAATAAAACCTTTTTCATTTAGTAATTCCATAAACCTATCATATTCAACCCCAACCATTACATTAGAACTAGCCATATTATCAAAATACCTATGAGCAGTATCAACCCTTCGTTGATTTGCTCTTTTAACTAGCGTTTGCATTTCCTCATATTCTCTTTTAGTAACCGTAAATTCTTGACCATCTTCCCCTAATACATAGCTACCCCTGTTATTCTTTTTATAACCCATAGTTCCCTTTCACCAACCCCATTATTTATTAGGTGATCACTTGAGTCTTATTGTTGTTGTTCTTAAACTATCACCACTAACAACAACTTCTAATTTTGTGTAATTTATTAATTTAATGAATCTTTTTAGCTTAACAGTAGGCTCCCAGCCACCATTATTGAAGTTATTAATTGTTATTGTTTGTCCTTCAAGCAATCTCTTTACTGCTGGTGCATATTGCCCTTTAAACCAAATTCCATCTATTAACATAGTTTCCAATATTATCACCTACTTTCTATTATACAAGTATTTTATATACACTTATATACCATATTTAGTAAAAATTATTTTTAACTAATATTAAAATATAAGTTAGCATAAACCACCACTAAATGGTGGCTTAAACTAAGTTATATATTTAAAACATTCATAAAATCAAATTCTATTGCTTCCTTAAATGCATTGTCTATTCCAATAAATATTTCTTTTTCTGTTTTATTTTTTATATCTTCATGTAACATTGAATAACGCAAAGTCTTATTACCTTTTCTTATTTCAAATGTAACAAAATCATTTTTTACCTTATGACTAACTACTTCATTTTTATAGTTTCTTTTTAAGTCATCCTCTATTGTCTTTAATTTTAAATAGATTGATTTACTCATAACATC